CATTGGGTTCCTCACAGTGTAAACAATTTAAAAGAACATTATAATCTGTACCATACGAAATTTCTCTCAACTTGAATAAAAGATAGATTTTATCTGGTAACGTAAGATCAAGAATGGATACTCCCTTTACACACTTCCCCATCATATTGTTAATAATGTTTTTACCTCCTATTTTGGAAGAGGATAAAAGCATTTTCTCTTCTTCATAAGTAAAAGGTTTAATCATTACTTTTGTATCTTCTTCATAAAACACATTTTTTGAAGGAAGCACAATTTCAATAAAATCATTATTCACTTCTGAAAGTAAACCTGAAAGGATATCTTTTTTTGTGGTATCAACAGGGATACCAGGAGTAGGAGTAGTAGCTTCTTTGCTTCCATGATACTTTTCAGCGAAAAGATCTCCAAGAGTTTTATTATTTTCTTCGTTCATATTACTATAATAGGGAGTAACCCCTATTCATTATTATAGTTAGTATGCAAATCATAAAAGATAATATTTATACAAGATTGGTTAAATGTGATAAAGAGTTATTATCTTTATTAGTAAAAAAGTATAGTTTTAAAATCCCTAATGCTTATTTTGCCTCCAAAGGACGAGGAGGTTGGAATGGTACTCAACAATTTATTACTAAAGGTGGCCGATTAGGCACTGGTATTATTGACGAAGTTTTGGACGATCTTTCCACTGTGAATGCTCAATACACTTTAAAAGATAACACAACTAGTATCCCTTCTATAAACCGTAACCCTTTACCAGGTGTCACTTTACGGCACTACCAAGAAAGTGCTTTATCGGCTATTGAAAGGAATAATTTTAGAGGAATTATAAAAGCACCTACAGGGTCAGGTAAAACTCTTATTTTAGCTAGTGTTGCAAATTATTTTAAAGACTCTATAGGAGTTATTTTTTTTACTAAAAAGCAGATTTTGTTTCAAACTTACAAGGAATTCCAAAAACTAGGTATTGACTGTGGTATTGTGTGTGGAGAGGCTAACGATATTAAACCAATCACTCTTTGCACTATCCAGTCAGTAGACAAGATTTTAGATAGTCATGTAGACCACGCAGAGTTTATCCTTTATGACGAAATTCACGAGTTTGGAAAAGGGAAACTTTCTAAAAGCTGCTTAAAGTCCTTTAAGAAGGCTGCTGTTCGCCTTGGTTTCTCAGCAACACCACCGAAGGAGATTACACACGATTACTCTGTACGCTCCTTCTTAGGCCCTCTCATTTACGACTTAAAGGCTGCTGTCCTTATTGAGGAAGGCTTCTTAGCTAAACCCAAAATTAAAGTGGTAACAGCTAAAGAACCTGCAGGTTATACTTCAGAAGTAGGGGTTCCTTACCCAGAGGTGTATAACGATTTCATTATTAATAATAAGAATAGGAATAAACAAATATGTGATATTGTAGACTCTTATGAGGAAGGAAGATTTTTAATATTAACAAAGAATTTAGAACATGCACACATATTAAAGGATCTTATTCCAAATTCTTTTCAACTAGAAGGAAAGGATTCCTTACTTACACGAAGGCAAACAATAGAAGACTTCAAAACCAAAAATAAGAAAACTGTTCTTATAGGTACAGTAATTCTTCAAACGGGAGTAGATATCCCTGAAATTACTCACTTCATTAATGCTAGAGGAATGAAGTCAGAAATAGCTACTATTCAAGCTATTGGTAGGTCTTTACGTATTAGTGAAGGAAAAACAGAAGCCACTATCTTTGATTTTTATGATGATGCTATGTACTTAGCATCCCACTCAAAGAAAAGACTAAAACATTATAAAAGTGAAGACTTTGACATAGAGAATTATGAAAACTAAAAAAGAAGAAAAAGATCGTTTAAATAAGATTTCCATTGAAGACAAAGAAGAACTTCAAAGTTTAATTCATAAAATTGAATTTCTTATAAGAAAAGGGGAGATAACAGAAGAAACTTTAAAAGAGTTGCAAGCTTTAATCGTTCATTTAATGATTAAGAGAGAGCAGTACTTTTATAGACTGCTCTCTCTTCTTAAACAAGGGTATCAGGAATAGTTACTCATCATACATATCCCTTTCCTCTGTATCAATGTCAGACCCTGGCATCCCTGTTAACAGTTCCTCGATATCTTTAACTAAGTGCATAAGCTCCTCAGGGTTAGTTGTTGCTGAATCAACACCTCCAGGGGTAGGCGACTCTTCTTGCTCCATTCCCTCTTCAGGAGGCATTCCTTGCTCCGTTCCTTGCTCCATTCCTTGCTCCGTTCCTTGCTCAGGGGGCATTCCTTGCGCAGAAGGGTCTTCCTGTTGTTCCATCTCTTCTTGAGCAGCATCGGGGTCTGGTACGTCATCTTGAGCTATCTGCTGCTCTTCTCCTTGCCCCATTCCTTGCTCTTCTTGTTCCCTTCCTTGCTCTTCTTGTTCCCTTCCTTGCTCTTCTTGTTCCATCCCTTGCTCAGGGGGCATTCCTTCTTCTGCTTCTCCTTGACTTACACCTCCTCCTTGGGAGCTAAGAACATTCTTTATTCGCATTAAATCATCTTTAATTTTTCCTAAATTAAGATAACTTTCTTTTAACAAATTATTCTCGCTTAGTAGAATTGTTATCATATCATTAACAAATAATAAATCAATGCCTTGTTTTGCTTTGACTTCTTTTGAGCATTCAACAAGAACATCTGAAAGAATACTAGTAGGAGGGCAAAGGCTGGATAGTTCCTTTAAGATATTAGTATGAAGTTTACCTAAACTTTTTAAAGATGGAGTTTCTTTGATGGTATTGAGAGCAATACCATGCTTTTCATTTAGGGCATCTGTTAAGAATTCTTTATATACTTTCTTACTTTCGAATAGGGATTTAACTAACTTATTTAGATCCTTCTTTGCAATAGCAGATTCTCCATTCACTATAAAATGAGTCTCTACTAATTCTTGTAACTCTTTCTTATTCAAAAAAGCAAAGTAAGGGTACTTTGTGATAGTTCTCTCTAAAATATCTTCGAAGTCATTTGCATCCTCTTCTGCAATATGAGTTATCAATTCTGTAATAAGTTCAGCACTAGTCCAAGAAGAGTATAAAGAGTTTTTACTTTCATATAGCTCTTTCTTTAAAAATTCTTGTTTACATACAATGTCAAACAAAGGGCTATCTAAGTCCTCCTTTAAAAAGACTTGAGTAGTTCCTACTAGTTCGTCAAGAGTAAAAGTAGTATTAACACTTAAACTATCAGAAATTGTGGAAGCTAGGTGAATATTCTCTAAAAGTTCCTTATTCCCATTAATAGTCTTTTCATTAGCTTTAAAGAATTTAGAGACAAGATCTTTAACCTCAAATAATTTAAAGAAAGGTGTTTTATTTATAGCATCCATCTTAGCTATATTTTCTTTTAGACTGATTTTATTTTTAACTTCATCCAAATGAATTCGGTATTCAAAAGAATCGAGTAAACTATTAAAAGACTCATGCATATCCGTAAAGGAAGATTCTTTAGTAGCTTCTATTAAGTGTTTAATCTTCTCGTTGATAATCTGATTAAAGGGTTCTTCTGATGTAAAGGATGTAACATCAGTTACATTAATATCTGCTAAAGTAATCGATTCAGAATCTGCCTCATACTTTGCTTTAATAATATTTTCTGTTTCAGTTAAGAACATAGCTTCTTGATTCAAAACATCGACATCAAAAAGTACTACGTTTTCTCTTAAAACTCGTCCTAAATATACGCTTCCCTTTAAAAGATTAAGGTAAGTTTTATCTCTGTTTTCGAATAATGATTGAATTTGCATAAAGTGTAGCCTTGCTATTAGTTATATAGATTTTAGTTTAATTATATTTTAATTTTTTTGAAAAATTATCTTGGAGCCGCTTGGGGGGGTAGTTGTTCCCCCTCAATATCCGATTCCATTCCTGGGGAAGGTTGTCCTGGCATATTTGGATCCATCATATTTGGATCCATCCCTTGCATTGAAGGATCCATCCCTTGCATTGAAGGGTCCATTTGGGGTTGCATTGCTGCTTGTTGTTCTGCTAACTCCATTTGTTCCTCTTTTACCTTCTTCTTCATGTCCTCAATTTCTTTATCTGTCATGTTAAAGTAAGTTTTATACAAATACTCATCAGAGAAAAGTTGAAGTCCTTTTACCGCTTGAACAACCCTTGTTTTGTTATCATCTAATTCTAAGCGTCTTTTTTCATAAATGTCGGAAGGAGGACTTAAAAAGATTTTAAAATCACGTAAAGACATAGAAGGGAACCTACGTAGTTTAAGATGTCTTTTTACCATAGTAGTTAACCCTATCTCTACTTCCCTCTGTAACCTAACAACTGCTCTAGCAAACTTAACGTCTAATTGAGATAAATTAGCCTTACGTTCTGGGGATCCATCTTTTTCGACAATAAAGTCTTTTGGAACTTTAAGAGCGGATAGCAGTTTATCTCTAAAGTATTTAACATCCTCAACCTCTCCTAGGTTCTGAGCTCCAGGCAAAGTTTCAATACGGGATGCTTTACTATCTTTTCTTGTGGGAACAAAGTAATCTTCATCTGCAGACAAAGGGTTGTATCTTTCATCTACTGCCTGTGTTCTAGGGTCAAAGAACTTTTCCTTTTTGAATTTGGCTTTTTGTCTTTCAATAAAAGCTTCGGCTTTGGAGGCTGGCATGTTACCAATATCAATATAAAAGACTCGTCTTTCAGGAGCACGAGTCAATCGATATACTAACATTGCCTCTTCCATTAGGCGTAAAGATCTAAAAGCTTGCATGGCAGAAGAAAGAATAGATTTACCATACGGATAAAAACCAGGATCAGAGTTGTGGATTCTAAAGTGAACAATTTGATTTTTATCAAGAAAAATATGCTTTTTAGGAATAGTGTTAGAAGGCATATCTAAGTTTAAATCCCTAGGAATCTCTTGAATAAAGTTTTTTAAGTAACCAAATGCATTCTCAGCACGTAAAAGATAATTAGGATTAAGAATCTTTAATCTTTGAATTCCAAGTTCAGGTCTTTTTAGATTAAAAATAGTCTCAATAAAGCAATCTCCATACTTAGCTGTATTCCTAATAATGTCCCAAAGTACTTTTTCTATCTCTATCTTTTTAAATAAGGATTCAACTTCACTTTGGAGATAAGAATCTGGAGTCTCAATGTTGATCATTTTTCCTTCAATAGATTTTTGGGAGCTATCATCTGCGTAAATATCCAAAGCAGCATTAATTTCAGGAAAATGGTCCATATCCTCAAATTCAGCATATCTTTTCTTTCTTTCATATTCGTAAGAAGGAAGCTTATGAATCCCCCGCACCATTCCTGGTGCGAAGCCTTCTGTATCCAGAAGCTCTTCGGCTTTATAGGTATCACCTCTAAGCTCTTTGTCTGGTTTATGAGTAGGTCTACCAGGACGGGCGAAGAATTTTGCTAATAGCTTACCAAAAAGACCTGTTGGGTCTTGGTTTGGGGGATGAATTCCTCCTGCTTTAGAGGCGAATTCAGTATAAGATTCGTTTAAGTTTTTATCGTCTTGGTCCATATAACCACCGTAAGTCTTCCTTATCCATATTTTTATTTACCCTTGAGATCATCGCTCTTTGTGGGTTATTCTGAAAAGTTTTTTCAGGACTCTTACTTTCTCCTACTGAATACTCAATAGGGGAAAAGTCTAAGATGTCTTTAAATGCGTAACAGGTTAAAGCTAAACTCATAGTAAGATCATCATTGTAACCTACCTCAGCTTCGATTTTGTTATTTTCAGTAATGATAAAAGTAAGAAGTTCCTTAACTGTACGCTCAGAATTAACTTTGATCTTATTATTACGCACAAATTCTTCTAGAGAAGCAAGAATACCATCTCTGTTATGTGTTGTTACCGTAAGCCCCAGCTGGTTTTTTGTATCATCCATCCAAAGATTTTCATATTCAAGTTCTTCAAAAAGTATTCTTAAAAGTTCGATAC